GCCATAGTATTCCTGCGCGGCAACGGTCGAGAAGGTCCCAACCTTCTGATTGAAATAAAATGCGGTGTTTTCATAGGATGAGATAGCCGTGAGGATGGCCAGTTTGATTTGCGGAACCGTGATGCTTTCGCCCACAAGCTCGTCTTGAATGCGGGTGATCATGTCTAAATACGAGCTCATAAATGTCCCCACCTAGTTCCGGCTCTAATAGAAGAGATTGTTGATTTGCTTACGCCGTAACGAGGCGCTATCTTTCTTGAAGAAAGCGGTGACGCTTTTATTTCAAAGACATCTTTTTCTCTTAACTTGGACAAGCCAGAGCGTTCACCTTTATTATCCGGCTGAAATCTTGTCCCTGCCCTTATGGAATCTTGAGCATTGTCTTTCCTTGTTCCCGCGTACAAATGATTTGGGTTTACACATTTTCTGTTGTTGCATTTGTGTAAAACGAATTTTTCTTCGGGCAACTCATGACTTTGTAAAAATGAATACCGATGGGCATAAACACCCTTTCCGGCAACTCTAAACTGTCCGTATCCATTGTGGACGCAACAAGCCTTCCATTCCCAACATTCCGTTGGACTTTTAACTTCAACTTTTTCCCAAAATCTTGTTTTTTCGTCAGCCATGTCGTTTCCTCAAACAGGAAAGGCGGGGCTGTGAACCCCGCCCGTCAGTGTTAGTTGTTGTGGTAACGCGCGGCCAACTGTGCACGGAGGGTCTTGAACCCGTACAGAATGTCGAGGCGGCAAGGGAACTTGTCGTTATTGATGTCATATGCGCGAACGATACGCATTGAAATCCCGTCAAGCACATCACGCTTGGCGAAGTCTACGCCGGAAGGCATGATCAAATCGGCGGTTGCGAACGCAAACGCTTCCTTCTGGTAGAGCAGGGAAGTCTGCACCGCTGTAGACAGCGTTCCAAACCATACCACGGCTTTACCAGCGCCAGCCGATACAATCGTGATGTTCTGCGTTGCGCCGGTCGTGACAGGCGTAGGCGATACGGTCAAGTTGCCCGCGCCGCCTGCATAAGCTGCGGTGAGGACAAACTGCTGCAACACGCCGGTGGAGACTTTCGTTTCCGGATGCACGCTGAACACACCGGCAATGGTGAACACGTCGCCGATGTTGCCCGCACCTGTACCAACGGTCGTCGCAATCAGGTTTGAACCCGATGTGATGCCGGTGGAGGTATTGACGACATAAGCCGCATCTTCTGCGCCGCGCGTATGGGCTGGCATCATGGTGTTTTCTGCCCAGTCGAAACCGGCAGCGCGTCCCATATAGCCTTCCTTATACTGCTTGGCGATGCTGGCATCATCCTGGAACAGCGTCTTGGTGTCTTTCACCACGTCCGCCATCGCAATCGGATCCATCAACGCCATACGGTCATTGACCGGAGCAAGCGCACGCTGCAACAACACGCGGGAATCAAGCGCCTTGTTATAGGTAGCAGCGGCACCGCCGTTCCATGTGGACTGATACACGTCCTTGTACATGGAGAGCGCATCGGATTCCACGTTGGCAGCAAGCACCGACATGGCCGGAACGAGAATGCGATCCGAGAAGTCCTGCAAGCTGAGGGTCAAATCCACGCTAGTGAAGTTCAAATCGACGCCCTTTTGGGTGGCGACCTGAAGTGTCACGCTGGATTCCGTGGTGTCCTGTGTCGAGAGTGTCGCACCCGTCCGCACCGTGTACTGGTTGGGCAGGCGGATTTTCAGCGAGTCGCCGATCTTCGCGCCGGTCTTGGCGTAGCTGTCATCGTACTCACGTACAATGGAGCCAACGAAGTTGAGCTTCTGGTGCAGGACGCGCAAGGCTTCGCGCGTGACTGCGGTAGGGGTCAGGATGGTATTAGGCATGGGTAATTCTCCTAGGGAGCCGTGCCTGCATCACGCAGGGGGCTATGTGTGGGGGTGTGGCTACTTGGCCTTGTGCACCTGTTGGTTCCGCCATTTCACCCACTGTTCGGTGGTGAGTTTGTCGGGATCAACACTGGCCCGCGTCTTGCCGGATGTCACAATAGGCACCGGGTTTGCTTGCGGGGATGCGGGGGCTTTGATGGCCGCTTTGAGCTTCTTGAGGTCTTGAGCCTTTTCAAACGCAAGGTTGAGGACTTTGATGGCAACGGGATGGGTAATGTCGGCAATCTCGCGATCCGTCAGCCCCATTTCCTTGCCAAAAGTTGTCAACTTGGTTTGTTTGGCTTCGTCAAACTTTCCATCCCACCCGTAGGTTGGGTCTGGCTTGCTGAGCACCTGCATCGTGTCGTCAATCAGGGTAGCACGGAGGTGCGCCTGACGGGCTGCGATTTCGGTTTTTCGGCCTTCAACATGGCCGCGCAGGTTTGTTTGGGCAGTCTGCAACTGCATCATTTCCGCCATGGCCGCGTTCGCTGCCTGCGGGTCATTGGCCTGCCATTCCTGCCAGTTTACCTGCTGGAATTGGGCAAGCCTGCCGTCTACCGCGCGCAACTGGGCCAGATCATCGCCAATCTCGGCGGAAATCCGTTCCTGCTGGTCGAGGTCCTGCAATCTTCCTTCGAAGGTCTTGCGGACTTCAGCGGTTTCCATAAAACTCTTGGTATATCCAGCCTCAAGATTGTCGCCCTTCTCAAGAATTGGCACGATCAACTCGGCAAATCCTTTCGGGGCGCGGACTTTAAAGCCTTTATACTCAATGTCCGCTAAATCATCTTCCGCGTCACCGTTTTCGGCGTCACCTTGGGGTTCAAGGCTTCCTTCATCGGCTGCTTGGATTTCAGTCTCGGCTTCGGGCGCGGCTACCGCTGGAGTTTCCTCGACCGGTGTCACCACTTCTTGATCGTCCATTATATCAGTTCCTTGCGGGTTGCTGATGGGACCGCCTGTCGGCAGTCAATCCGGCAATATGCCGGAATTAGAGGCGGAAACCGGTCAGGACGACCGCCGCGTTGGTATTGCCCGCGCCCAAGCTGGGCAGCGTCAAAACAATCGGGGTTACATCGGCGCTGGCCGCAATCGGAATGGGAAAGGAAATCATATAGGGTGCACCGCCAATGAGAGCGCCAGCCGGGGCTGAGTAAATGAATGACATAGTGCCGCCGACAACGCCGGATAGTGTCGCAACAACGGGCAAGCCAACGGTTGCACCGGCTGACGTGATGATAAAGCCTGTCACATAGTTTCGGCCCTGTGCGCCCGCCGCAAGCGTTGCAACAGCCGCAGCAGCCGCTACGTTGCCGCTGGAACTTGTGAGAGACACGGAGCCTGATGGGATGTTAATATCCATAATCTAATCCTTAATTAAGCATGAGCCATTCGTCGTCTGCGAGTTGCATCTTGCGAAGTCTGTCTTTTTCCTTGGCCACGAGGCCGGTAATGATTTCCTTGGCACCCTTGCCCAAAACGATAACATCACGTTTGGCGGGCTTTGCAGTCTCATCGGCGGTCTTGGCCTCTTGGCGTTTTTGCTTGAAGATCTTGCGTGACCATCCCGTTGCGGATGCGGGCGGTGTAACAGGGGCAGCGCCGGAGGCTGACGCGCCCGTGAGAAGCCCGATATTGAACCAAAGCGCATACATGGGCTAGCCGCCCTAGTTGGGAATGTAGTTGTAAGAAATGGTTGTAATCGTAAATGACGGCGTGGTGCCGCCAATGGTCCAGACTACGCGCCAGGTGCGGGGCAGAATGCCACTTGCCGTAGCGATGGTGCCGGTTGTGGTTGTACCTGCCGTGACCGCTTGGCCCGGATAAATGGAAATGCCGAATATGCCAGTGGCCACAAGTGAGGCCGTGGTAGCGCCGGGAACGTCGACCCAGTTCGTACCGCCATCCACCGAGCTTTGCACCTTGAGCACGAATGTGGGTGTAGTCCCTGTCACCGCGCCCATATTGAGCACGATCTGAATGCCTTTGTTACCAATATTGGTAATGGTCGCGCCGTTGCCGGTTGCTGTTTTCGCGCCCGTATCGCCGGTCGTGAGGTTGCCGCCCATGCCGCGCTGACGGTCCCATGTGGTGCCGTTGAACAGGCTGGGAAGCACCGCTTGCTGGCCTAGCGTAGGGTTGGCCAAGCCATCGGCAAGGGCTGCTGAGGCCGTCACCAAGGCACCGCCAGGACGCACATCTGCCGTCAAGGCTGGATCGGTAAAGGCGGCTGCGGTCGAGGCTGCTTTAATCGCCGCGTTGTTGGTGCCGTCACCGATTTTGATAGCGGCATTGGCACCAGCTATCGAAACCACGAGGGCCGGATCAGTAGCAGCGGCAGCGGTAGAAGCCGCTTTGACCGCGGGCGAATTCGTACCATCCGAAATCTGTGCAAACCAGCGGGTTGCAGCACTGCCCACCACCTGCGTGGCGCTCATTTGCAAATTGGCGGGCGTGGCTTGTGTCGCGATGAAGGATGTATTGGTAATGGAGCCTATGGCATTAGCACCCGTGGGCAAAGCCGTGGTAACAACAACGCCGTTTGTGGTGCCCGGCGTGGTTTGGTCAATGCCCACCTTGCCGATTATGTTTGCACCCGCTGTGAGCGATTGGTTGAGGAATGTCCCGCCGGTCGCATCGCTGGCTCGAAAATTGATCGTTGCCGTTCCACTGGTCCAAGCGGTTGAGAAAATGCGGACCTGCGCCAAGCCCGAAGGCGTAAGCCGTACAACGCCATTGGCTGTCGTGGTAGGGCCGGGCGTGGAGGTTCCGGCCACTACACCGTTAATCGCAACCCAGTTCGTACCGTCGACCGTGCCTTCAAATTGCAGCGTGCCAACCCAAACACCCGTGATCTGTATCGCCACGCCGGATTTGCCCACCAGCGCATGCGCCACATTCTGCGAAGCCCCGGTAATGGTGCCGGATGACGTTGTATCAAGGCTGGCCTGCAACGTGGCAATCTGCGCCGAGGTCAATACAATCGGCAAGGGATTGGTAGCACTGGCATCCACCGCCGCGCCATCATCGCCAAATGTGACCTTGACACGCGGATATTGAATGCCTGCGATGTCATCGCTGGCGAATGTGGCACCGCCTGCGCCGGGATTGGTTACTACATTATCGGCCAAATCAGTTCACCATTGCAGGGGTTGGAGCGGGCGGAACAGGTTCATCGATGGTATGCAGTATCAAGCCGTCAGGACCGCGCACCGGGGTGCGTTTCATCGCAACCGGGGCGGGCGGCTTGTAAGCCGACAAGGCCTGCGTCATGCCATTTGACACCGCACCATGAATGGCAGGCGCTATGGCGTCCGTGATGCTTTGTCCAAGGTTCTCAGGAATGTTGATGCTGATGGCACCGCCCTGTGGCATGGCACCTTGCGGGCCGGGGGCGATATCCGGCGAATTCATCGCATCCTGCGCCTCGCGCAAGCCCAATTGATTGAGCAATTCCGGCTGCATATAGGGAATGAGCGCCGTCAACCGTGCGGTTTCGGCGGTATAGGCATCGATCTTGATCTTTTCGCTGTCGCTGTTGGCTTTGATAACATCCGCCTGTGACTTGCCCTTCATTTGCTGGTTTTCGGAAGTCAATTGCTGCAATTGCTGTTCGAGGTCTTGAATGTGCTGCTTGCCTTCCTCAATCATCTGCTGCACTTCCGGCGGCAAGCCGCCCTGTGGCTGCATGCGGGCCTTGAGGCGTTCGGCAAATTCATCCGCAAACGGCCAATCCTGCGCTTTCACCACCAAATCGCCCACGATTTCCGCCGCAGCCGGGAAGGCGCGGATGAATTCCTGTATTTGTTGAGCGGTTTCC